AATATATGGCTACTACTATATTAGGATCTAACTATATTCAATTTGGTTCCTCAACATTCTCTCGCCAATTCGGTGATAATTTTGGGTACATTGATGATGCAATTTCAACTTATGGTTTTGTAGAAGGTGTTTGGTATCAGAATACTTCTGGTCGTACTCAGGTATTTTATGTCATGAAGGTAGGAACTGCATCATATCCTACAGTTGAGGTTTCAGACTTTACTCACGGTGCTACATTTACTGGTTTTGCAGGTGTGCGTAATAATCTAACATATATAGTTCCTCAAGGATATTCTCATAGAATTAATTCAGGAGGAACATTAATTTCATGGACTGGTAATTTATTTAACGAATAAAAATTTAACAATAATTTAAGGAAATATTATGCCGTATTATAAAGACATTGAAGATAAATTACATTTTTTAGATTCTGAAGAATTTGAACATTTTCTTCCAGAAAAACTACAATGTGTAAGAATACCTGATGAAGAAGCTCAAGAAATAATTGCTATAATGAACAAACCAACTTATCAAGATCTAAGAGTTAGAGAATATCCTGAGTTTAGAGAATATATTGATGGATTAGTTAAAGGTGATTCTGCTCAAATGCAAGCATATATCGATGCTTGTCTTGCTATAAAAGAAAAATATCCAAAAGAATAATTCTAAAAGTGCTTGATTTGAATTTTTGATTAGGGTATAATAACTTATATCCTAATTTATTGGTAATAAAAATGCAAATTGATCCAAACGATAGATTTCTTATCAAAAACATACACACAGGAAATTTAGTAGAATCTCAAAAAACAAGTGAATCTGCTATGGCTTGCTGTAACTTCCTGAATCGCCACAATGTTGAATGGAACAAATCGTTCCCTAGATGTATTGTTATTGATAAAGATACTGGTGAAAAATTTTACACAGACTTAGATTATAAATTATGAGAAATATAAAATATAGAATAATAAGTGCTATGTTTACTATACAAGGCGAAAAGTTTAGAGTAGAATATATGGATATGGATGCAGATGTAACAAGACCTTGGAGACATTTACAAGATGAAGAATGGGTTGAATGGTATGATAATATTAAAGATGCTAAAAAAGCAATAAAATGGCATAAAAGAGTAGCCAATTATGTTCCTAAAACAATTTATGTTGATTGAGGTGAGTAATGAGTGCAAAATCAGTTACAATTTCTAAAAAAGAGTTGCTAAATATCAGCAATATTCTTACTTTAAGTAAATTTAAAGATGTAGAGAATATTACTATTGAGGATTCAGGATCTATTGCTGGATTGGGTAGTATCTTAACATTATCATTTGATCACACTATTGGTGGTATAAAAGGTACATTTAGCACTGAAATTTCTGGTGTGGAAACTTGGTAAAATTGATCAATAATTTACAGAATAAGTGCTTGATTTGAATACCTGATTAGGGTATAATTACTCATACTTTGAATAACTGAGACATATAATGATATTACAAATACTACAAGAACTTGAAGCAAACAACTCTAGGAACTTTAAGATAGAGTTGTTAACCAAACATAAAGATAATGAACTTCTAAAAGAAGTTTGTCGTCTTGCTAATGACCCATTCACACAGTTTTATTTTGTATAAAGATAATAAATTCTGGAAGATTTTTAGTTACTGATTTATATGGAATGCTATTTAAAGATGCAAATTCTCTTCTTAAATTTGCCATTATTATATTAGATTCTCTAGATTGTTGTTTAGATTCTAAAGATCTAGTTTTGCCAAAATTTGGATTTCCTTCACCAGTAAATGAAATAGACATTTTATTTTTTGTTTCTTCAGTATGAGTTAAACCTTTATGAGATTCTGATATTTTATTTTTTGTTTCTTCAGTATGAGTTAAACCTGTCATGCCTTTGTGATTATCTATTAACGATTTAATGTGTGTGGGGGAAAGATTTTTGTCTTTCCAATAACCTGGTCTACCTTTACTACTCAATCCTATATTGATTTTATGTGACTCAGTAAACTTCATACCAGTTCTAGTTTTACTTATTTTATTTTTTGTTTCTTCAGTATGATGTGATAGTCTAAATTGTTTACCGTTATGTCTACAATTTTCATTTAATATTAAAGGGTCATTCCAATTATCATAAATTAGTTTTTGTTCATAATCATAAGCATCGGAGCCATTGAAAAATTCTGCTATAATTATAAAGGAAAATTCCTCAAATATTGAAAATATATTTTTTGATGAAGTTTTATATTTTGGTAAATCTAAATGAGACGGTACTTTGTTTGCTTTTCTGTATCCAATGTAGAATTCCCCTGTAATGGGATTATCTAATCGGTAAACATAAGGTAAAACTTTTTCTGAGGTATAAATAGTTGTGCTGGTCATAGTAGTTACTTTATTACTGATAGAATGATTAGAGCCAATAGATATTTGTAGTATCGTGATTGGCATTTTTATTGCTTGACATATAACATTATTAGTTATATAATGTATTTATACAAATTGAAAATTCACTTGAGAAAATATAATGAATTATAATGATTTTTTTAATAATCTAGCGTTAACAAACAGCAGAAACGATAAAATATCTTTTTTATTATCAAAAAAAGAAGATCCCTTATTGCAAGAAATATGTAAATTGGCACTATCTCCAATGATTAATTTCTATCAAAGAAAGATTCCTGAATATGAATATGAACTTATGGATTCACCTTATGAGTTAAAGTGGGCAATTGATAGTTTATCTAAATTATCTACTAGAATGTTTACTGGTAATAATGCTATTTTTGTTTTAAAAGAAATATTGTCTTGTATTTCTAGCGATGATGCTTTAGTTATTGAACGTATTATCCAGAAAGACCTAAAGTGTGGTGTTAATACTTCTACAATCAATAAAGTCTGGCCAAATTTAATATCAGAATTTCCGTGCATGCTATGCTCTCCTTTTGAACAGAAATTAGTTGATAAGATTGTATTTCCAGCTATAGTGCAGATTAAAATGGATGGCATGAGGTTTAATGCCATTGTTAAGAATGGTACAGTTGAATTCCGTTCTAGGAATGGTAAAGAGATATCATTACTAGGTAGCCTTGAACAAGAATTTATTGGTTTGGCGAATGGTGAAGACATTGTATTTGATGGTGAACTTCTGGTATATGATACAGTTGAAACAGATTCCACAGGTAAGATATGCGACCGTCAAACTGGTAATGGTATTTTAAACAAAGCAGTAAAGGGAACTATATCAAAAGAAGAAGCAGATAGAGTTTTTGCTACTCTTTGGGATCAAATTCCATATGAAGATTTTGTTGCTGGTAAATGTGACCAACCTTACAGTTATAGATTTGGGCGATTAAAAAATCTTATTTATAAATTAAGTAAATTTAAATTAATGAAAATTGATTTAGTAGAAACTTTTGAGGTAGATTCTTTAGAACAAACTCAAAGAATATTCCAAAACTATCTTGATGATGGCGAAGAAGGTATCATTCTCAAAGATCCTAATTCATTATGGGAGAACAAAAGATCCAAAGGTCAAATTAAGTTCAAAGCAGAATTAGATTGTGATTTAAAAGTGCTTTCTGTAATAAGTGGTACTGGTAAATATTCTGATGCTATTGGTTCATTATATTGCGAATCTGCTGATGGTGTAGTAAAGGTATATGTTGGTTCTGGATTTAATGATGAACAAAGAAATGCACCACCATCTGATTATTATGGTAAAATCATTGCTGTGAAGTATAATGCTAGAATCAAGAATGTTCAAGGTGAGGAATCATTATTCCTTCCTATATTTCTTGAGGTTCGTGAAGATAAAGAAGTTGCAGATACTTCTGATAAAATTAAATAAAGTGCTTGATTCTTTTCTCCTATTACGTTATAATAACTTGTAACTTAATAGGAGATTAACATAAAAATAGAAAAAACCCTTACAATATTTGATATCGATGATACATTATTCCGTACTACTGCGAAGATAAATGTATTAAAAGAGAACAAAATTGTTAGAAAATTATCAAACCAAGAATATAACACTTATAAATTAAATTTAGGAGAGTCATTTGATTTTTTTGAATTTAAAAGTGCTTTAAAATTTTATTCTGAATCTAAACCAATAAATTCAATTTTAAATATAGCGAAATGTATTTTATCAGATTCGATTAATACAGATAATAAGGTAATTATTATTACAGCTAGATCTAATTTTGATGATAAAGAAGTCTTTCTAAATACATTCCGTAAATATAATTTTGATATAGATAGAGTGAGAGTTGAAAGGGCAGGTAATATAACTGATGTTTCAAATGCTGCTATGAAAAAATATATAATTATTCATAATTATTTAAAAGTCAATCAATATACTAAAGTAAGATTATTTGATGATGCTATGAGTAATCTTAATGAATTTTTAAAATTAAAACATGTTTTCCCTGAAATTGAATTTGAGGCAAATTTTGCTAGAGAAGATGGTTCAATACAAATTATTTAATGGTGTATAATGAAATTATTAATACAAAAACATATAAATCTTATTCCTGATCACCCAACATTACCTGATTGGTTATTTGTTACTAATGATACAATAATGTATCAAACCGTAACATTAGATGAAATGCATATGAAAGAATTAATTTCTTTTTTAGAACGAAATTCTATAGATTTTTCTATAGAAAATATTAAAGTTGTTATACTTGATTTTTCAGATATTATCTTGGAGTATTCATGAAAGTTTATATTTTATTTTTAGATTGTGGAGAATATGATCCACCTATCATTTACGGTGTTTATTCATCATTACAAACAGCAAGTAAAGTTGCTAAAAAAGCTGCACAAGATGAAGATGGTGAACTTGAAGATTATTATTTAAATGAAGTAGAATTAGATGGACCAGGAGATTTTGATTTATCGAATGCTCCTGTTTTAGATTACAAAATGTTTATTAAATAAGGAAATATTATGAAAAGATATAATCACGATGGTGTTCCGATGCCAATGGTAGAAGACGCTAATGGATATTGGGTTACATATGAAGATTACAATTTATTAAGTCTTGAGTGTAATAAAAAGGTTGAAAGAATTTTTGCAGCAAATGCTGCTAACGAAAATAAAACTCCTGAGACTTCAGAACAGATTGATTTATTACATAATATTATTGTAGTATTATCAATTATTTCTTTTGGAGCAGTATCGGCTGTATTTTGGATGTGGGATTAAAATGATATATTTTCATAAATAGTTATATAATTTCTAAAAGTTAAGGTTAATATATGCGTGGGTTTTTAATAAGAATTACAAAAGCAAAATTAGATTCATATTGGTATGCAGGTTTAATTGGTAATGAATATTGGACATTACTTGAAGAGAATCCTGATAATCATATGAATTATTGTGTAATATTTGAGGGTATTATACCAAATAGTGGTCATGGAACCAAATGGGTTAATTTTGATGAT